GTTTTTTTTTCGTCCCCACCACCCGCTTCGGCGGGTTTTTTCATTTCTGGAGTACCTAAATGACTTCCACCGCAATTTCCGCTCAGGGCAGTGTGCTGTCCATCGGCACCGGCTCTGGCGCTGCCAAGACGATCTCGGCCATCAGCCTTGGAAACCCAACCATCATCACGGCCACGGCCCACGGTTTTGCAAATGGTGATGTCGTCACCTTGGCAGGGCTTACGGGCACGGATGCCGCAGTCCTCAACGCGCAAACTGTCAGTGTGCGCAACGTGACCACAAACACTTTCGCGGTTTATATTGACACCTCAGGTAAGACCATTACGGCTGCAGGCACGGCCACCTCGGCCACCTTCACCGGCATCATCAACGTGCGCAGCTTCAGCGGCTTCGACGGCGCTGCCAGTGAAATCGATGTGACCAACCTGGCCAGCGTGGCCAAAGAGTTCGTGCTGGGTTTGGTGGATTCTGGTCAGTTCACTTTCGAGATTGATTACGACTCGGACAATTCCGGTCACGTGGCACTGCGCTCCAAGCAAGTCTCGGGTGTTCTGAGCAACTTCAAACTGTCTTTGCCCGATGCCACTGTCATCACCTTCAACGCCTATGTGAAGAAATTCAGCCTGGCAGGCGGTGTGGATGCCGTAGTCCGTTCCTCGGTTGATCTGCGCATTTCTGGCGCCATCACGGGTCTGTGAAGGAAATCGCAATGACTTTGAACAAAGAACAAATCCTGGAAGCCTCGGACTTGAAATCGGTTTCGATTGAGGTGCCAGAGTGGGGTGGCAGCGTATTGGTGCGCACCATGACGGGTGCTGACCGTGATGCTTTTGAAGCCAGCATGGTCACAGTGAACCCAGACGGCACACGCACCCCCGATATGCGCAACCTGCGGGCCAAGCTGGTCGCCTTGACCATGGTGGATGAAGCGAACAACCGTCTGTTTGATGTTTCGGACATCCCACGTTTGGCCATGAAATCTTCAGCTGCCTTGGAGAGGGTCTTTGAGGCCGCCCAGCGGATCAACGGTCTGGGCATCAAGGCTGAGGAAGAAGCCGTAAAAAACTAATCGGCCAGCCAGAGCGGAGGTTTTACTTCCGCTTGGCGCTGGCCCTCGGCATGACCGTTCGCCAGTTGCTGGCTCAGACCACCAGTCTGGAGCTGAGCGAGTGGCGAGCTTTTTACGCGCTGGAGCCTTTTGGCGATCTGGTGGCCGACCAGCGGCACGGGATTGCTCAATCGCTCAACGCTAACTTGCAGCGTGACGCCAAGCGCAAGCCCCAGCCCTACACGCCAGAGGATTTCATCCCTTGGCATGAATCTCACCGCAAGAAATCCGAGCGCGCGAACGGCAAGCTGTTGAGTGATCCGAAAGCGCAATCGGCCTTGATCAAGTCGCTGTTTCGCAAGAAAAGCTGATCTCCATCCAAAACCAAATCCACCATGGCCACTCTCGGATCAGTAGTTGTTGAAATGTCCGCCAGCACGGCCAAATTCGAGTCGGATTTGGGGCGTGCTTCGCAGATGGCCGAGCGCCATATGGCGCAGATCGACCGGGCTGTGGGCATGGTCAAGATCGGCTTGCAAACTCTGGGCGTAGCCGTTTCCTTGGGGCTGGCGATCGATCAAGTGAAAAACAAGATCGAGGGTGCCATTCGCATGGCAGCCGACCTGAACGATCTGTCCGAGCAGACCGGATCAGCTGTGGAGTCGTTGTCGGGATTAGCCGCTGTTGCCAAGCTCTCCAACACCGACGTGAACACGCTGGGTACGGGGCTGCAACGCTTGAGTAAAGCCATTGTTGATGCTGAAAACGGGGGCAAACAGACCACCGCAGCTTTCAAAGCGCTGGGCATTTCGATCGAGTCCTTGCGAGGTCTTGGGCCTGATCAAGTGTTCATGCTCATGGCGCAGCAAATGGACAAGTACCGCGATGGGGTAGAAAAGACCACCATTGCTCAAGTCTTGATGGGGCGGGGCGGGGCCAACTTGTTGACCGTCGCCAAGGACCTTGCCACGGTGGGTGACTACCAGGTGCGAGTCACGTCAGAGCAGGCGGCAGCTGCAGATGAACTTTTCAAGAACATGGTTCGCCTGGAGCTCACCACCCAAGGACTGGCTCTCCAGGTGGGGCTGGAGCTGGTGCCGGTATTCAATGACTTTCTGACCACCCTGGTCAAGGTCATCAATACCCAAACCGCATTGCAAAAGGCCGGGCAGAACTTGGCGACCGATGGCTCCATGCGCAAGTGGGCTCAGGACGCGGCTCTGGGCATTGCCATAGTGGCCGAAGCGATCGTTGGAGTGGCCCAACTGGTTTATGCGATTGCGGGCAGTTTCAGCGTCGTCTTTGCCGATGCGGCTGTAGGTATTGCTTGGGTGAAAAAATCCTGGGAAGAACTCAAAACTTTTGGTGGCGGTAGTGATTCGGCATTGAACGCGGCCTTGGAGAATCGAGCAAAAATCATTTCAGACGCCAATGCTCGTTACGCTGCTCTCTTAAAAGACGGCACCCGGCTGAGCACTGAACTGCGTACGCAATTTGATGTATCCAACAAGGCTGTGAGTGCCAGCAGCGGTGGCAAACCCGGACTGCCCACCCCAGATGTTTCGGGTTTGGGCAACCAGAACAAATTCCGCGATGACCCTTATAAGAAGATTCTTGAAGGTCAGATCAAAGCGCTGGAAGACTTCATCACCGCAGAAAACAAGCTCTTGCGCAGTCGTGAGCAAATGCTCGATTACGCCTATGGGCTGGAGTTCATCACGCTGCGTGATGCCGAATCCCGCAAACAACAACTCATCAGCGACAACCTGGCCAAGGTGCAAGCGACCTACGACGAAGAGATCAGGCTGGCCACCGAGGTCATGAATCGCCGGGGCGCCACGCAAGTGCAAATTGCCGAGGCCAATAACCAGGCCGAGCAGGCCACGCGCAAACGCACAGCAGCCGAGATTGATGCCAACAAGGCCATCTTGGACTCAGAGCTGCGACTGCTGACGGTACGGGCTAGGTTTGACTTGGCCACCCGTGAGCGCTCTAGGCTGTCCGATCTGGAAAACGCCAACGCGCTGTTTGCTATCTCCATGATGGGCAAAACAACTTTGGAAGTGCTCAAGCTCAATGCGGCACGCCAGATCGAGCTGGACCTGCAAGAGCGCATCCGTCAGTTGCGCAAGCAAGACCCCTCGGTGGACACATCTGAGGCGATTGCCAATGCTGCAATCCAAACCGCCAACGCCACCGCATTGATAGAGCTGTCCTACAACAAGCAGCGCGACGCCATCTTTGGCGCTTCTGAGGCTGTTCGCAAGTACCAGGAGGAGGCCGCAAACGCAGCACAGCAGGTGGAAGGCGCAATGACGCGGGCATTTCAAGGCATGGAAGAAGCGCTGGTGCGCTTTGTGACCACCGGCAAACTCAGCTTCACAGACTTGGCCAATTCCATCGTTGCGGACATCACTCGCATCGTGATCAAGCAGATGATGGCCTCGGCCATGGGTGGCAACGGCAGCATGGGATGGCTGGGCTCAATCCTTGGTTCTGCAGCTGGGTCCCTGTTTGGCACGACTGGAACGGCAGCGGTTGCCAGCGCGATGGGGGGTGACGCACTGGGAAACATGCTCTCTTTGACTGGTGGCTTTGGCACCATTCCCGGCCTTGCTGCTGGGGGGCCTGTGTCACCCAATGGTTTCTACGAGGTCAATGAGAAAGGCCCTGAGCTGCTAAACATGGCAGGACGTCAATACCTTTTGATGAACGACCAAAACGGGCGGGTCATGCCTTATTCCGAAAAGTCCAGTTCGGTAAACATCGTCAACAACTTCACTTTCAGTGCGCCCACCGATCGCCGCACTCAAAACCAAATCGCCTCTCAAGCTGGCCAGAGCTTGCAGCGTGCACTGGCAAGGAACAACTGAAATGAGTTTGACCGTATTTCCTGACGTGGTGCTCAGCGCCAACATCATTGCAGCGGGCATCCGAGGCAAGAACCAGCGAAGCAACATCCGGGTGACTACCACCAGCGGTGAGATGCAAATCAATGTGCGCTGGGCACGGACACTTCGTC